TATATGTACTGGCTGAAGGCAGACTAGGTAGAGTGTTACTTTCATTTACCTTTCTTTGTTGAAACCAATATTTAGTTTGAATAGCAAGAGTGTTGTCAAAAGCCGCTTCCCCTGGATCTGATGCATAGTCAGGGTCTGGAGATCCTCCATAATCATCAGGATTCATGTTAGTTGCAATAAATTTTCTACTATCAGCCATAGAGAACCCTGCAACATCCCAATAACTGGAATTATCTGTCACGATAGAAGCACCTGAGCCTCCAGTTTTTACAAATAAAGATCCTACAGCAGGATTACCAGACACATTGGCCAGTGACATTCTTCCACTTGTCCAAGATACATATGGGCTGGCACCTGAGTTCATGTCATGAGATTCTGCCAATCTATCTGCAAAATATTTACGTAAACACCATGATATTATTTCTAGTTGACTATCAGTCATTTCCGCCAAAGAATTTGCGATTGTCGTTCCATTCCATCTTAAAGGTCTTACTATATTTCCCATATTTTTATCTTATAAAATTTGATGAAGTTCCAATATTCATTATGAAATAATAGTTGGCGTTTGTTGTATATGCTCCTGATCCATATCTGTCATAGTAATATGTGCTATCTCCAGGATTTAAATAACTTGTCCTTGCCGTTGAATTTTCATAAGAAGTATCTGCTATGGTCCCCCTTGCTTCTTCCCAGGCACTGACTGAAGAACTGGTTTTCCAACGATATTCTGGGTAACCATGTCCTGTTAGGTCTGCAAAGTCTTCTTGTATATAGATTGGATATAAAATATTTTGTATTAAATTTCCTGTATTTGTAATTGGTTTTTGTTTATATGTATTAGAGTCCCACCCAAAAGGTTCTGTGACCACTGCAGTTGTTGTTCCTCCAAATGTATGAGAGGTTTTTAAATATAAATTCCACTCCGCTCTGGCCTCATTGCTTTCAGTACCAGGAGTTGCTCCAGTATTATAAGTCATTATAGAATCTGTAAATATAAATTCATTATTTCCCGATCCGTTCAATATAGTCCAATCACTTCCTGGAGTGCTGGATTGTACTCTATATGTTCCAAGTTCATCACCACTTATCATTTCTGAATTGGAATGTTTAAGAATTGTATGGGCTATATCTGCAACTGTATTATCAATTTGCAAATATTTTCCAGCACCATTCCAGACCATGTATCCATCAGAATTATATGTTGAATTTGAAGGCAAATCATCAAGAGTTGAGTTGGCATGTTTTTTGGTCATTATTATGCGATAGGTATTTCTAGTAGCATTGGAGTTATCAAATGCAGATTCTCCTGGATCAGTTGCATTATCATCATCTGGAGCCCCACCAAAGTCATCAGGATTGGTATTCCTTACCATATTTTTTCTTTGATCGAGCGGATCTACACCTCCACTAGGATAATGCCAATTGGTTGCATTGGGATTTGATGTGGAATCAATTGTTCTAAAAACACTTCCTACTCTTGGATAATTTGATCCTGAATGGGTTCCTGAGGAATCATATACAATACTACCGTTATGCCCTGTATTTAATTGACTGGCATAATATAGTCTGAAATAATATGAAAGATATTCCAATTCGTTGTCACTCATTTCTTTTAGTGAATCTGGATTTGTACTTGTATCCCATTTAAAGGGTCTTGCTATACTGCCCATGTATAAATTCTCATTTTACTTTGTCTCCGGAGTTGTATAAATATTTATGTCAATGATTCTGCAGGGTAGCAGAACAGGACGTGGGTTCAATTCCCACCACCTCCACCAAGGAGAACACATGAATGATTTTAATAATGTGTTCCTCTGGGTATTTATATTATCTATTATACTGGGATTATATTTTGCCCTAGACTTCATTCTGGTTTCTTAGTGGTGGGGGTGTTTGGATTCGACTGACTGTGAATATGCAGAGGAGACCATCTCTTGACAGATGTAAAAAAGTCTGTTATAATAATCGCAAACAATGATGATTATACCTCAGCACAAGTGGCATTAGCCGCTTAGTTGCTACGGGCTTTTCTGGTTGTGCCTTGGAACAGAAACAACCAATAACACACAACACACACAAAGAAAGGACAATATGTCTAATCCATTTGAACTACGATTCAAACTCTTAGAGATGGCACAAAGTTATCTCAATGATAATTATGCTAGATCTGAAAACATGATGTATCAAGCATGGGATCTTGCAAGGGAACAAGGTGAAGCGAATATGAAGTTGTGGAAAGAACTTCAGCCTAAATCATATACCATTGATGATATTAAGAAGAAGGCTTCCGAACTTTATGAATTCGTAGAGAAAAAATAACCTAAAAAATAAATTATGCAAAAACTTTTATATGTGACGCCTCATCTGTCTACAGGTGGGGCACCTCAATATCTTCTTAAAAAAGTTGAATTATTAAAGGATCAATATGATATTCATGTTATAGAATATCAAGATCTTGGTATTTTTAGAGTACAAAAAGATAAATTGGTTGAAGTTCTTAAAAATCCTTTAATAACATTAGGGGAAAAAAAGGATCAATTATTAGAATTGATTGAAAAGATACAACCTGAAATTGTTCATTTCGAAGAAATGCCAGAATTGTTTGATATATCAGATGATATTGCTAGACAGATTTACACCAAAAATCGTAAATATAAAATTTTTGAAACTTCTCATGATTCAGCATTTGATCCTGCAAATAAGAGATTTTTTCCTGATAAATTTTTATTTTGTAGTGATAATCAATTGATTCGTTTTCGATCTATTGATACCCCTGCATGTGTAGTAGAATATCCTGAATATAATTATCAAAGAGTTAATCGAGAACAGGGGTTGAAAGACTTGAATTTGGATCCTGAATTTAAGCATATACTGAATGTGGGATTATTTACTTCTAGAAAAAATCAAGGTGAAATTTTTGATTATGCCAATCAACTTATAAATCAACAAATACAATTTCATTTTATAGGCAATCAGGCCCCCAATTTTAAATATTATTGGGAACCCTTGATGAAAAATAAACCTGAAAATTGTATAATTTGGGGAGAGAGAACAGATGTTGAAAAATTTTATTCTTGTATGGATTTATTTTTATTCACTTCTAGAGGGCATGCCGGAGATAAAGAAACAAATCCTTTAGTGTTGAAAGAAGCATTGAGTTGGAATATACCGATATTGATGCATAAGATAGATTCCTATCTCGACAAATATGATAGAAAAGCAACTTTTTTATCTCCTAATAATTCGGTAAATTATTTAAGAATAAAACGAATGTTGGATCTGAATGATGGGGATATAAACTGTTCTCTTGATTTTGATGGTGATATGTCGAAATCGGTTAAGATTAATTTATCATTCTCGGAGTCTGCCTTTGATGTTTTGCAAAATAAATTGATTTGTATATATGATCTCGGAAACAAATTGTGTATTATGAGATCTAGAGTTTTAGCACAACATATGTTTGTACAACCTAGTTGTTTGGCAAAATATGTGAACGGGTTTATAGTTAAAATATTTGATGTGTCTGAGAGACATTTTTCTAGTTTAAGTGATATCAATAAAATAACTCATCATAATTTATTATTTGAAACCTCTTTCAATTTTAATAGAGATATAGATGAGACGGTAGTGGATGGTAAAAAAATAACTGTGGAAGGAATAGTAGATGATCCATCAGCATGGTTTACCTTGAGTGAAGTATTTATTTCTAGAGTCTATGATAAAATGAAAATATCTGAACATGATGTTGTATTGGATATTGGAGGGCACTTTGGATTTTTTAGTTTATATGCACTACAACAAAAAGCAAAAGAGGTTCATGTAATAGAACCTACTCATCTGAATTATAAAATTTTATCTAAAAATTTACATGGATTTGACAATGTTAAGAAATATAATTTTGCACTGGATCAGACTGTTGGGGAGAAAGAATTTTTGATGGTCGGGTCGAGTAGTACAAATTCTTTTTATGAGAGTTATAATACAGATGAGAATAATCCTACATCTTTAGGAAAGACTAAATCGATTTCTGTAAATACAATGACTTTTGAGAATTTTGTCAATAATAATAAAATCGATAGAATTGATGCGATTAAGATGGATTGTGAAGGAGCGGAGTGGGATATTTTACCTACAATACCGGATGATTTTTTGAAATATAAAGTTAGGAAAATAAGTATTGAACTCCATCAATTTAACAATGATAAAGATTTGGAATATCATCTTACAAGAAGTGAAGAATTACAATCAAGGTTTGAATCTTTAGGGTTTGAAGTTGAACGTTCTCATTCTGAGAGTGATCAGCCTGATGAGAAGGGGTTGGGTCAACTATGGGCTAAAAGATATCCTAAAATTAAAGTAGTGCATATGCTATGTGATGTGAATGGTCAACGTGAAAAAGAGAGTATTAGACATATTAATAAATTGTGTGAAGTATCAAATTGGGAATATGAACAATCAATTAATGAACGGTATATAGGAATGCCTCCAAAAGATACCTGTGCTAGACCAGATGCGGTTCAATTAGAACCAGGTGATTATAAATTGACAGGCCCACATTATGGAAATTATATGGCTCATCGTAGAGTGTTTGAAGAATATATGATTGAAGATTATGATGCAATTTTGTTTTGTGAATGCGATGCCATATTCATAAAACCTCCTCGGGAGGTTTTTAAGTTAATCATTGACAGTTATGATGATTTGTTGTATAATAATTTGAATTATATGTCATTTGGTAAACGTATTCCAGATTGGCATTATGAAGAATATGAGAATTTTGGGGTCACAGATCGAATGTCGGAAGCACATTGTTATTTGATTCCGACAAACCGAAGACAGTATTTTATAGATATATTTGAAAATACTGGTTGGGATACTTATGATTTATGGCTTAATAATTTTGTATTTCCAGACGAAAAATGCGGAATAGTGAAAGAACCATTATCAATACAATGTTCTGGTGATTCTTATCTCGACAAGTCGCATAAAGACGGTACAACCCTGTTAAAGGATGGTGATATAACATATGAGTTGTGAAGACACCATAGTATGCATACATGCACATTTAAGTGATGAAGAACGAATTAGGGTATGTTTAGAATTTGTTAGACAAATTAAATCGTTTGGATATGAGGTTATTGTTACATCTCATACACCTGCTACTAAAGAATTTCAACAAGAAGTTGATTACTTTGTTTATGACAAAGATAATATTGTATTATCGGATGTTAATTTTTTAGGATATATGACTTGGTATGCACCGGGTTATGATGTGGTATCTAAGGAATTTTGTTCTTATAATACAGTTCTTGCGGTTTTTAGATTAATGCATTTGGGCACCCAATATGCTAAGATGCTAGGTAAGAAAAAAATTCACTTATTTGATTATGATGGTTATTTGAAAACCACATACCAACTATTGATTAATGAGGAGAAGTTAGATACTGGTTTGGATGGTATTTTTTATTATTGGCAAAACGAAAAAATAGTTGATGATGGGAGAGGCACGGAAACCAATATTAAAACAAAATTGCAAACTACGACTAGATTTATTTCAGCAAATGTAGATTATTTATTATATTGTTTTAACAAATATAATGATTTACAGATGCAGAAGGATATTCTCAATACAAATGGATTTTTAGTGGGTGAAGAATTTTATGCCTATGTATTTGAACTCACTTCTTATAATGAAAATAAAAATAATAATGTTGAACTTTATCCTTTCGTTGAAAATTTAGACAGAATGGGAATGATTCAAGATCGAATTCATACTCATCAAGATTTTTCCTGGGTGGCAATGATATTGAATGAGTGTGTACATAATGCTGTAGGAGATCCCCTACCTCATTTTTTATTCATGATGAATCCGCACAAAGATACTACCTTTAAAGTGTTTATTGATGATGTATTATTTCATACCCAATTTTCTTATCAAAAAAATTATCATATGATACACATTCATTCTGATAGTAAAGTTGAAGTTTTTTGTGATGATATTCTTTTTAGGACTTACGATTTAAGAGATTCGGATGAGATTCAACGATTACGAGTCTCAAATTCATTATATTTCAAGAGTTAATATGAAACCAAAAGTAAGTGTTATAGTTCAGACTTGTGATAGTTATTCTCATTTTTGGGAAGGTTGGTATGAAATGTTTAACCGATTTTGGGATTTTGATCTAGATTGGCAAATTTATTTTTGTAATGAAAAAATAGATTTTCCATATAAAGATGATCGAATTATTCAACTCAAAACAGGCGAGAGTAAAAAATATTGGGGTGTAGAGGAACGAGAATGGATATCAGAATGGTATGGTAAATCTAAACAAATAGATGAAGGATGGAGTGATAGATTAATCTATATGTTGGAGAATGTAGATACAGATTATGTATTCTATATGCAAGAAGACCAGTGGCCGAAATATAAAATTGATAAAGAATTATTTTCTGATCTTGCAAATTTCTGTTATGCATATGATGTAGGTGCCTTAAAAATGCATAGGATTATTAGACTCGATAATGTTATGCCTAAAAGAGAAACCAATATTTTTATTAGAGATAAAAAATTAATTCAATGGGGACCTGAAAATGATTGGCTTGTAAGTCATCAGCCCACATTGTGGAATCGTAAATTGTTGCTTGATTTGCAAATTAAAGGTGAGGGTTTTAGGGATAATGAATATGCAGGTACAGATAGGTTGCGTGAAAAATATAAAGATAATTTTCCAAAAATTTATAGTTATAATCACGATTGGTTTTATGAACGTTCGGCCGCATCTCGTGGAGAATGGGTTGAGCCTGTACAATGGGAATTTGATGAAGTAAAAAATGAAATACGAGTAGAAAATAATTATAGTTTAATAAAACCAAAATATGAACCCAAGAGTAGAGGATTAAAACTTTCTTTAGTCACTTCTTGCTTTAATGCTGAAAATTTTATTGATGAATTAGCCGAAACGGTTATATCTCAATCTTATGATAATTGGGAATGGATTATTGCTGATGATTTTTCTGATGATAATACATTTCAGAAACTTCTTGATTTACAAAATCGTGATCCTCGCATACGTGTAGCATACCCTAAACATAAAAAAGAAGTATGGTGGAATCCTCAGAAATTTGCTAATGGGGATATTGTATGTCATTTAGATGCGGATGATAGATTATTACCAAACGTATTTGAAATGATCAATCATTATTTTGAGATTTTTCCTGAAGTTGTTTTGATGCATTTTAATGCGAACAAATACTCTAATACACTACCTCAAACCCCTTCTCAACTTTTTGAAAATTATAAAGACAATGTTTATGTATCAACTGATAATGATTCTTTTCTAGAAGGATTTGAAAAACTATATCATGCTCGTAGTGGTATTTTTGGATATTTGAGGATATTCAGAAATTTACCTGGATTGCATTTCCCAGAACATAACGATGGTGATGCTTGTTCATCTAATGATGGTCAATGGTTATTGATGTTAGAAGAACGGGGAAAATGGATTAATATTCCAAGAACAGTTTATGTGGCTAGAGAACATGGAGCCTCAGAAAATTTTACTCGGTGGAATCAGAGAGGAGAAGCACAATTAGCCATAGATGCTAAAGAAAGACGTAAATCTTTTCACTTAGAATATCCGAGAAATGTAAAATATTTCGATGACATATATGATTTAGCAGAATCTACATTTACAACTACTTTGAATTGGGTCGAATCTTCTCAAATAATATCTTTTATCAATTATGATTATACGATTGAAAAGAGGAATAAAGTAGAGAAATTATTCTTTGATCATAAATTATATTTTGATTATTTTGATAATGCAAATTACTTTTTTATAAAAATACAATTAGAAACAACTCCTCAAGAGATTCAGGAAATTATAACAAAGATAAAAACAGTTAATGAGACTCAAACATATGAATTAATATTATTTACTGATAACAAAAATTTACATTATAATCTTAGAACAGAGACCGATAATATAGATTCTATCTATCAAGTTGTGTTGTCTAATGGGTATCATTTCAATTTTTTTGAGCAAAACAATCGATATAATATTGTATCAATGAAACGATCTGAGGAAAATATTCAAATAGAAGAATCAGAGACTACTACGATAAAGCCTGTAATAGAAAAAATAGATGATACAAAATTAAAAATAATGCAAATTCATGTTGGTTGTGGGCTTGATATTCCTCCAAAAGGATATGGTGGTTTGGAAGAAGTGATATATCATTATATTAGAACCGCAGAACAACGTGGGCATGAAGTTGCATTGAAATGGTTAGATGACATAAATCAAACAGATCTGGATTATTATGATGTGTTTCATTTGCACACAGGAGGTTTTTCTGATCTGATTCGTGATAGATGTGTTCCATATATTTTTACTACTCATGATGTGCATCCTTGGGTAAATGGGAAAAATTCTTGGTTTTATCAGGTGAATAATGAATCTATAAAAAATTCTTTATTTTCGTTAATACCCTGTGATCATTTGATTCCGTATTATGATAATCCTGAAAAATTAAGAAAATTGGATCATGGTGTAGATTCTAATTATTTTTTCCCTACAAATAATAAAAAAGATCATAGATTGGTTTGTGTGGGAGGAGGAGATGATAGAAAAGGATTTCATCTTGCTATAACGGCCGCAAAAAATATAGGGTTACCAATCACGATTGTTGGTCCTGATAGTATACACGATAATTATAATGAACTTTTTTATGATGTATTGAACGGATGTAAAAAAGATATTGATATTGTACAGACAGGAAATGTAGAAAAGCCTGAATTAAGAAAGATATTAAATGATCATACGATTATAGTGCATCCTTCTACTGTTGAAACAGGGCAACCATGTTTGGCAGTTCTTGAAGCAATGGCTTGCGGTTTACCTTGTGTAGGGACTATGCAAGATAAGGTAGAGGTTCCTGGTTTGGTAGAGTGTACACGAGAAGTTGACACGATTGTTGACGGTATAAGAAATATCATTAACGATTATGATGATTATTCTAAACACGCAAGAGATTTTGCAGTAGAACGTGATTGGTCAAATATATTTAAATCTTTAGAGAAGCATTATTATGAAGCAAAAGAGTTGAAGCACCTGGCTCCTAGATCGATGAAAGATAGATTAATGTTTGCATATTCTGATTCTGATATGATAATCAAAGAACCGGAATTAGAAAAAAATGTGTTTATTCTAAAACTGGGTAAAAACCCAATAATAGAAATAAATGGTAATGATAATAAGGAATATGATGTAATATTTTTAAATAAGGATACTGGTCAAATATTATATCAAAATACGATATCAAATAATTGTTGGTGTGGATCTACTATTGAATATTTTGTTCCGTGGAGAATTGAGGTAAGAGAGAAATCTGGTAGATTAGCGTATGAATATGAGATGGACTTAACTAAAGAATCTGTTTATATTTATTTTGATTCTGGTGCTATGGGTGATAATCTTGCATGGATGGGATCTGTCAATCAATTTCAACAAAAACATAAATGTAAGGTATATTGTTTTACATTTTTTAATCATTTATTTAGGGATAAATATCCTAATATTGAATTTGTAGATGATCATAATTCGTTTACTGATTATATACATTCATATTGGATTGGATGGTTACATGCAAATGCAGATAGATGCCCCGTAGATGCTCAAAAAGTTCCTTTACAAAAAGTCGCCTCAAGCATACTAGGACTTGACTATAGGGAAGAACGTGCTAAAATAGTAGTAAATGAACTTGAAGCAGAGTTGAACAAACCATATGTATGTATTGGAATGCAATCAACGGCCCAATCAAAATATTGGAATTATGAAGGGGGTTGGAATGAGATAGTTAAATATTTAAAAGAATTGAATTATGATGTTGTATGCGTAGATAAACATCAGGTATTTGGATCAGGAAAATATATGAATAGTTCTCCTGATGATGTTATTCATAGACACGAGAGAACATTAGATCAAACTATTGCGACTATAAATGGTTGTGAATTTTTTATGGGATTAGGATCTGGACTTTCGTGGTTAGCCTGGGCATTAGATAAACCTGTTGTATTAATATCTGGCTTTAGTAATCCTCAATCAGAATTTCAGATTGAGTGTGAACGAGTACATACTACTGATGTTTGTAATAGTTGTTATAATCGACATACTTTTGATCCTGGTAAATGGGCTTGGTGCCCTGATGAAAATGATTTCATTTGCACTAAAAGCATTACACCTGATATGGTCAAATCAGCAATCAATAATATCGTGAAGAATAAAAATAAAAATTCTTTCGGTAAATTAGTCAAACCAAGAATAACTTAATATGTTAAAAATAATATCACCTCAAGATTTTTCACTAACTATTGAAAATATCAAAAAGACTAAACATATGTCCTATATTGATGCACTTCAATATTATTGTGAGCAAAATAATGTGGAACCTGAAACACTAGGTAAACTTGTACAAGGAGCATTGAAGCAGAAAGTACGTGAAGAGGCTCAAGAATTACATTTCCTTCCTCAGACAACTAAAATACCTGGATTATGATTAAAGTGGAACCTTACGAATGTTACAAAGAATATCTTGCTATTAAAAGACATTTCCAGTCTCCTACTTACGACTACTTTAAATATGAGGGTCGTATAAGAACATCTAAAGTAACATTTTCGAAACGAAAAGATCAATTTCTATTTACAAAACTTTCAAAGAATTATAAAGACGAAGAAATCAAGACATTCTTTGTAGCAAATTTTGTAGACAATGAAAACTTTTGGATTACAGATACATTAACAGAACAAGCCGAAATCTCTTATAGGGATTGGCAAAAAAGAATTCAAAGTTTATCTTATATGTTCAATAATGACATTGATAAACTATTGGATGAGCATAAGTTTGATGAAGTCTTTGAAGTTAAAAGTGGCCAGCATCCCATTTTGCTAAAAATGTGCATTGCTAAATATATAATGATTGAGACCTTTATCATACTTAATGCTTTAGTAAATTTTGTACCTAGATGGAACAAACAGATCTCAGAGAAAATAATCTGGCCTGAGTTTCGCAAAAAGGTGCAAAAGTATTCTCCATTTTTGGAGGTGGATAAGACGAAATTTCGGAGTCTTCTCCGAAAGAAACTTGACATTTTATAACAATCGTGTTATACTATAGTCTTTAATGTAATATTTTAATATAACGAAATAAGGAGTAATATGTCGTTTGCAAACCTAAAAAAGTCCCGTAATGATTTCATGCAAAAGTTAAATGATGAGATCAACAAAGTAAACAATCCCGAAACAGAAACGAAAAATTATACAGATGATAGAATCTGGAAACCAGAAGTGGACAAATCTGGTAACGGTTATGCCGTAATTCGTTTTCTCCCCCCATGTGACGGTGAAGATGTTCCTTGGGCAAGAGTGTTCAATCATGGTTTTCAAGGTCCGACAGGGCAGTGGTATATTGAAAATTCTTTGACAACTCTTGGTAAAAAAGATCCTGTATCTGATTATAACAGGACACTTTGGAACTCTGGTATTGAAGCCAACAAAGAAATTGCTCGTAAACAAAAACGTAGGCTCTCTTACTTTTCAAACATATATGTTGTAAGTGATCCTAAGAATCCTCAAAACGAAGGTAAGGTCTTTTTGTACAAGTACGGAAAGAAAATCTTTGACAAAGTTAATGATTTGATGAATCCGGAGTTTGAAGATGAATCTCCAGTAAATCCTTTTGATCTTTGGGAAGGTGCGAATTTCAAATTGAAGATTCGTAAAGTTGAAGGTTTTCAAAATTATGATAAGAGTGAATTTGAAAAACCATCACAACTTCTTGAGAGTGAAGAACAACTTGAGACAATTTGGAAGAGTCAATATAAATTGACTGAGTTTACAGATGAAGAGAACTTCAAAACTTTTGAGGAACTTCAAGAACGTTTGACCACTGTTCTTGGTCTTGATTCACCAAAGGTGACTCAGATGTATAAAACTGCTGAGCCATCTACGACACCAACTCAGAAGCCTACAACGGCCGAAGATTATACTGGTGATACTACTGGTGAAGAGACAGACGAAGAAATGTCTTATTTCGCTAAATTAGCGAAAGAGTAATCCATAAAACATCTATGTCATTGAAGGAGTTCTGTTCTCATATTTAAATGACTTGTGGCAGGAAATTCTTTAGTTATGTTGTCTATATTTTGATATGAATAAGTATTAGTGAAAACTGGCATAGATGTTCCATTATTCTCCTTACTCATGTTGGCATTTTGCCAAGCAAGAGCAAGAAGTTCCTTAGAAGTATCCTCCGGTATTAACTTACCTGTTTTTTTGTCTAATACCGGTGCCTTTTTTTGTTCTAATTTTATTTTTGATTTAGGTCCCTTTTTATATTGTGTTCCCCGTAACCAATCTCCTTCTGTTTCCTTATTCATTTTTAATTGATCACTATGCAAGGATTGTAACGCTTTTCTCAATCTAGAATGTTCTGTTCCTATACCTCCTCTCACAATCCCTGATGACATATCATTTAATAATTTTTCAGCCCATCCTGGATTAAGATCTAATTTTTCTCGTATGGCTGGATCTTCTAACACTCTGGATAATGCTTTATAATTTATTCTAAGGGCTCCTGTGCCTTCTTGTGTGCTTATAAATTGTTTTAATATATCTGATCCTAATAATCTATTGAGAGTTGTTATTGCTACTTCTTCTTGATATTCAGGTGTTTTTTTGTATTTTTTAAAAGATTTTTCTATATCTCCTTTTTTTAATTCAGGTCCTTTTTTTAATTCCGTATCTCTAAATCTTTGCTTTACAGTTTTAAAGTCCTGCTTCTGATCTCCTCCCCATAACGATCCTTCTGTTAGTTGGGTCAGTACCTCGGCTCGATTTTTTTGAGCCTCTTTAGCCATTTGCAATTTTTCTGCCATAGTTCTTGCGGCATGGATTTCTTCTTTCACTTCAGAAGTAAACATTCCTGTGATATAATCGTAGGCATCTGATAGCAAATCTCTGATAGAATTTGCAACTGTTTTATTTTGATAGTGTAATGTAACTCCATTGACAGCATCGTATGCTTGATATGCGATTAATGATGCAAATATTCCATGTATACCTCCTCTACTTCCAACAACTCTTCTTACCCATACACTAGCACCGTGACTCAATCCTAGTTGAGCCACCCAATCTGCAATTGATTTATCTTCATGCGTTTCAAATAATAAGTCGGTAATTTCTTTTTGTATTGTCTTGTTATCTTTTCCTTCTAGTTTTAATTTGGTGAAATAACCGAGACCTGCACCGACAACTGCGCCTGCAAGCATTCCAGGTAATCCAAATTTTGCAAATGATGGCATTACTTTCATCATTAGAGCAGTAGTGCCTGCTCCCATTATAGCCAGACCTGTAACAATTTGATTTTCACCAAATAAGAACTTAGAGATGATATTACCTACCTCATCAAGGTTTTTAGCCGTTCTATCATTACCCCAAAAAGTAGCAATACCACTGGCGGCACCTCCAATAGCCGCCGCAATAAGAACACCTCTTACACCTAGACCAGGTATCATTGCGGCTATTCCTGCTCCTTTTATAGTGCCTCCTGCTATGCTTTGTGCAAGTGATGCGATGTCAGTTTTACCTGCTTTATCCTTATTTCCTGTTAAAAAGGCGGAAATGGCACTAGAAATACCAGAAGCACCGGATCTATCTGCAATAACTTGCCCATCATCAATTGCTTTAATTATTGATGGAATAACGGCGGCTCCGAGTAGCCCTCTCACAAATAATTTAGGAACAGTGAATGGAATTTTTCCGGAAGGTAATAGTGCCTTTAAGAGATTGAAACCTTTTCCACCTAAAAGTGAAGTTCCGAGAAATGAAGCAATGAGCCCTCCTAGACCTTTTCTTGGGAGTTTTGGAACAGGTATTCCACCACTGGTTCCTCTTCCTGAACTAGACCTAGTCTCCTGATCTTTTGCCTCCATTTCGGCTTCAAGTTGGGCCCTCATTTCTGCTCGGTCTTGTTGAAACAAATAATCATTTAGAGACACAATGGCTCTAGTGGTGCCATGTTGTGCTTGTAACTGTTGGTCGTTTTGATCATGGAGCATATTGATCAAACTCTCAAAATTTGCCCTTTCTTGTCTTCTTCTAGCCATTTTATCTCTAGTTTTGTTGATTTCTCAACTTTTCGTTTTCGTCCCTTATATGTTGTATCAATAATTGTACATAAATTTCTCTTTCAAAAGGTAACATGTTATCAAGAACAGTTAAATCATACTTATGGTGTTGCATTAATTGAAAATTAGTCACATAATGATTCTGTAACGAATCATGACACAGGCTTATGCGAAAAAATCTTCAATTCCTTGTATTACAATATTTTCTACACAACCACATTTATCGCAGGTATATTCTTCATAATGCCTTATGTATGGCATAGTTCCGAAAAAACTTCTGATTTTTTCAAATTGTTCATTATTTAAACTACTTAAAAATTCCTCAAGTTCTTCTTTAGAATGATCATCTTTATAAAATGTTTCATCTTTTTGATAAATCATTTCAATGGAGTCTATAAAGATATCTATAACTGCATCCATCATATTTGGATTTTTTTCTTTTTCCAATTCTGATAATTTTTGATATAAATCTATTCTTGGATATTCCATTACAACACCTACATCATCTGTAAGTTGTATTTTTCTGTTATGCCCGTCTAAAGCCTCGGGTTTTATTTTTCCAATGTTTATTTCAATATTTTGAACATGAGAACATTCTTCTCCTTTACTATTTGTTCCATCAGAATGTTGAAATCTCAAGGTTGAGATTTCTCCGACAGATTGTACTCTCAATTGTAAAAAAATATATTGAACATCGAATAACGGTAATTTTTCAATATCAATATCATTTATTACACAATTAGAAATGATTTGCTTCATTGCACCTAACATTTCATTTTCATTATCACTTTCTAATGCCATCAATAAAATCTTTTCTTCTTTCACCAAGAACGGCCGAAACTTTATTGTTTCTCCGGTTGATGTAAGAGTCAATTCATGAATTGGGGTATTCAATACTGGTAACGCCATTATTTCTCCAAGTTAGCCTGTGTCATGATTAAAATTTTTTTCCTATTCATCGTGTTTATCTCCACCTAATCTTACCTCATTAGGTGCGATAGATCTTTTCCATTTTCTATAGGAAAAAGTTACTGAAAATTTCATATAGTCGGTGTTGGTTCCCCATCCGACCGATATTGCACTTACGTTGAGCGGAAATGCTTCTAACATATCAACTGAATATAATTCAAAATTTTGTTCATCTAATACTTCTACTTTTATATTTCCTACTAGATCGTCATAGTATGCAATATCAAACGATTCTGGGTCTTGTATAGCATCTTGCCATTCATCAAAAAATCGTTTTTCTGCTATAGATGTATTTTCAGAACACATAAATGTCAATGTTGTATCAATGTATCCAGAATTATATGGTATTTTTCTTATGGGCCCATATAGTCTTTGATCACTTGTTGTGTGTGTTCTCCCCGGAAGTTCTGCACTCTCGCAACGTAATGCTAATTCTCTACTTCCTACAATTCCTGTACTTAGTATTTTACCTCGTGTCACTATTGCATGATATCTATTAAGAGGTACCGGTACAAACCCCGATTTAAAATTTGATATGCTCTGAGGATTTATTGCCATTATATCATACTCCTACTATCGTTCCAAACGACAAGTTTATTTTCTTTTTTGAATCTTTCTGTTGGTAAAAATAATGCAATTTCTTTTTCATCATCATCAATTTCTACTACTCTTGAATTGATATGACTGTATAGATATCGTTTGACTGTAGGTTTTACTTCTTTGATCTTTGAAAATGCTTTCCAATTAATTCCTTTTGCTTTATCTATTTCGTCCATAAGTTTTGCTCTGAGCATAGGGGGAAGATAATGAAAATTACAACCTATAAAGCCATTTGGTTTGAAATCAAATACGAGAACTAATGGAAATCTATCATAATATTTTAAATCTTTTTTATGTTTTGGATCATAGTAATATGCAAATATCGATCCAGGTCCAATTTGTCGTTTACTTGTTTTTTTGGATTTTGCATAGAATTCATCAGCAGTATCTACTTGTGTGAACTTATTTCTAAGTTCAGATTTTAATGCTCTTGCTCTTCTCTGGAACCAATCTCTAGCATTTCTAGTTTTTACTACACCTTGATTTTTATTCAAAGCATCTTTTAATTTTTCTAGAAAAGATTTTTCTCGTTCAGCCATACTATTATTTATTGGTAAAAAGATGATCTTCTGTCAATATTTGAAATTTCCAGCCACGATCTTTACAATATTCCTCAGCCGCCTTCCATTTGGCTTCATTTATTCCATATATGTAAACTTCTCTTAGATATTTTTTTGTTACTTTTGTTTTTTTCTTTGGTGTTATTGTTTGTGCTTTAGGCTTGACTTCTATTAGAATGGCTTCTCTAATTCCTTTTGAATTTTTAACTTGTATCCAAAAATCAGGAAAATATCTATGATATTTTTTGTCAATAGGAGATCTATATGGTATAATGATTTCTTCACTAGACCATTTCAATATACTAGGGTTATCATCACAATAAATCATAAATTTACGTTCCCATAAAGATCGGTATGTGACTTTTGATGGATCACCTTTATATTTTGATAAATTTTTTACTTTGTACGAACCTTTGTAAGCCATGCTAAATATTATGTATATTAGGAGAAAAATGAGCAATCCCGTTGATGTGATAACCAACATAAGAAAAACAAATGAAGACAATTATAGATTTCCATCTACACTTGGATCTCATAAAAGAGGTGAGGATAAATTTACTTCATTTCTTGTAAAAGAGATTCAAAAAGGAGGATCTTCAAAAACTGTAGGTACAGTCGCATTACCTATGCCTACAGATGTGATAGACGATTATAAAGTCGAATATCTTGATGCCGAGTTAGGTCCTATTGGTGCATCTGCGGTAGGTATGGGAACGAATATTGCTGATGATTATTCTTTGGAAAATGTAGGAGCCACTTTAAAAAGTGGACTGAAATCTGTTAATAAATCTTTAATCAGTCAGGTTGTTTCTCGTAAAGCCATGTCTATGATACCAGGCATTTCTACAGGAGATGCTAAAGCAACTGCTGGCCAGATAGTTACCTCTGCAACAAATAGAGCAGTTAATCCTTATATTACAGGCGTATTTAAAAGTGTAGGATTTAAAACATTTAATTTTACATTTAGATTACATCCATTAAATCGTGCGGACACAGAATCAATGAGAAAAGTTATAAATTTTTTCAAATCTTCAATGTTACCAGAAGATGAAATTATTGCAGGAAATGGGGGTCATCCTGATTTTACATATGAGCAGAAAACAGGTCTACAAAAATTACCTCACAGATTTGATATAGATTTTCATACAGGAAATTTTAACGAGGTTCATAATTTTATGGTTAAAATACGTGATGCATCTATTACAAATTTTTCAGTTGATTATAATACAGAAGGTGCTCCAGCATTTTTTAAAGATACAAGTGCTCCGATGATGGCAGTATTGAATATGACATTTTCAGAATCTAAAATTCATACACGAGAACGAGATGCATCTTTATATGATTATGGTATGGGAGATTGGACATAATGGCGTCTCCTGAAAAAGCACTTAGGAATTTAGGAATAAATCAATCAAGGCTATTGAAATATCCTGAAGATATTGGGAGTGAGAAAGATGGTTTGCAACATTTTATGCTTATTACAGAATATCAATTTAAAAATAACACAAAAAGAAATAAAGATCCTTTAACAGATTTTTCTGATATGACTGAAACGGATAGATTCTATGAGTCTAAAAATGCATTTGCTTTATATTTACCAAAAGGATCGTTAAAGACTCAATACTCTGCTTCTCATGGCCCCATTGAATTTGGTTTTTTTGGGGCATTACTGAATGCTGAATCATCAGATATTTTAGCAAGATTGCAAGGATCACTTCCTGGAATAATTGGTGATAATCAAAATCCCATTTCTAAGGCTGTGGATTTTTGGTCTACTATTGGAGGTACTGTTTATGATGAATTGGCTCCAACGGTAAAGGAATATGATTGGAAAACGAAATTTGGGTTTAATATAGGAGAGGCGGTTGGGGGCCTGATTATGGGTAAAGATAAATCATCTGCGGTTGCTTCATTATCTATGAGAAAATCTGGTAATCCTTATTCTACATTGGTATTTCAAGGAGTGAAAGATCGTAGACAACATGCATTTGCATTTGATTTTTATCCTAGAAATGTAAGAGAATCTTTTCGAATTCTGGATATTATAAAAAAATTAAAAGGAGGAATGTTACCAGGATTAAAAAAATCTGGCGGAACAACAAAAAAATTTATAACAACTCGATTCCAAGTTCCTCCTTCAATGGGATTTGTGACAGATGTGAAAAAAACTGTAGATGAAGGATCTCCAACTGGTAATGTTTTATCGTCTGCATTTTTTGACTATCCGAGTGTATATAAAATAGGATTTTATAAGAGAGATGGGGATAGAAATCAATATCTTCATCAAATAGGTCAATCGGCCATATTAAATTTAAAGGTTACATATGGAGAAGGTGGGCAACAAGTTTTCTTTAAGGATAGTGGAGCACCACAACATATTAAATTGGACTTGACATTTAAAGAGAATTTTGCACTTACACGAAATTTTGCAAAACAGTTAGAGGGAGCATAATGTCTGAATATTTTACTAATTTTCCATTAATAAATTATGACATCAATAAAACAAAACCGTCAAATACTGTTAAAGCCGTAGATATTTTTCGAAGAAATACAATACGAGAAAAAGTTCTCAATAATCTTTTAACATATTATCCATATTATATTCAACCAGGAGAACGCCCAGATACTCTTTCACATCAATATTATGGATCAATTGATTACATGTGGATAATATTATTTGCTAATGATATTATGGATGTTTATTACGAATGGCCTTTATTTGGAACAGACTTAAAGGAGTTTATAATTAAAAAATATGGATCTGTAGTATCTTCATCAAATACTATACATCATTATGAACAAATACTACGATCTGAAATTCCTGCTACCGCAGATACTCCAAAAATATTAGAACATTCGGTAAAAGTAGATCTTACAACATATAATTCCTTAGATACGGGATCTAGAAGAAGTGTTACTCAATATGACTATGAATTAATGGAAAATGAAAAAAAGCGATCAATTGTTTTAGTTGAAGATATTTACGTAAAACAAATATTAGAAGAATCGAGAGAATTATATAATGGATAGTAGACAAATAGGTGAACGTGATTTAACTGTCATTATTACAAATTACCGTCAACAAGATATATCATTAGATCCTAGTACAATTCTTGATGTAATGATACACGAATCCTTGTCTGATAATACTACACATGGAGAAGTTACTGTTCTTGATATTGGAGGTTTTGAAGAACGTATTCCTATTGTGGGCGAAGAATATATTAATATTAAATTTGGATCAAAGACTAATTCTAAATTAGCCAATCAAAATAGAGATTTTGTAATTTATAATATGTCTCCTAAACTAATTGATGAAGGTAAAAAACAAGCATATGTTTTATATTTTGTATCAGAGGAATATATTGCAAATTTAAAATTGAAGGTTTCTAAATCGTATAAAGCAGAATATGGGTCGAATATAGTTACTGACATTTATGAAAATTTTATTAATAATCATGTTGTACAACCTAAAAAACTTTTTGCTGATAATCCAGATTCGAATTTAGATTCTTCTGTAACATTAATGCATTTGGTAATGGCTCAGTTTAGACCTTTTGAGTGTATAAATCTTGTGGCTAAAAGATCTGTGCCTGGAAGAGGTTTGGGGAAATTTATATTTTATGAAAATAAGTATGGATTTAATTTTAAAAGTTTGGAAAGTTTAATGTATCCAAAATCTCCTATAGAAGATATGGATAGGGAAGACGAACTTATAAAGCAAACTCAACAAATTGAATTTGAAGAGAATGCAGTTGTTTCAAAATTTGTATTGATGCCTGCTAGTGCATTATCTGAAGAAGATACCTTTGATTTATCGGGTGATAGTGTAATTATTACATCTTTTAAGTTTGAATCAACGTTTAATGTTATAGCCAATATAGTAGGAGGAATGTATTCTTCTAGACTTATGACATACGATCCTGTCACTCATAGAATAGGTGCATTGGATAATGAAGGCGCCTCGGCATCTATACCAGGAAGTGAACTTTCTTGTAGAATATCGAATGTAAAAACCAATTTTTATGATTTTAATTATGGTCAACGATTTAGACAGTTTACACATATTAAAGGACCTGCAAATCCTCTTGCCACTAAAGGGCATGTAGGTATGGGATATCCTAATTCCTTCTATGCATATAGAACTACAAATTTTGAACATAATTTGAGAAGACAAATAAAATTGTTAAATAATACAATGAGAAACGATCCAGAGATAGATAATCAAGTTGAACGTTGGCTATTACCTAATATGTCTCAAAATAGACAACTAAAAAATATTGTTCTTTCGATAAGAGTTCCTGGAGATCATGCTAGAACTGTTGGTGAACTAGTGAATATCGATTTACCTTCATCATATTTTCCAGGAGAAAAACACAAATATTATTCTGGAAATTATTTAATTACAGAATTGTCACATAAAATAATTGGAGATAGTTATTATATGGATATGAAACTTGCAAAAGAATCTCTTAGTTCAAGTTTATTTGAAGAAGAGTTTGGAGCAACCGAGCAAGAATTGTTAGATTCTGGTGCAGACCAGTCTTTTATAGATGCTTTACAAGAAGATACCAATACATGGGAAGACGAAATTGGTGACGAAGGACCACAGTAAAGGAGATAAATGTTAAACTATACAGAATTCAAAACCGCAGTGCCATTAGAAGAAAAACTTATTGTTTATAGTGGGGGTAAAAAATATGGCCAAATAGTCTTTCTTGCAGGAGGTGCTGGTTCGGGGAAGGGATTTGCTTCAGATAAATTTATGCAAAAAGATTTATTTAAAGTTAGAGATATAGATGAATGGAAGAAGGCTTTTCTTAAATTATCATCTGAGACAAGAAAGTATCCTGAATTACGTGGATTGAATTTAAGGTCTCCTGATGATGTATTTAAACTTCATACGTTTGTTAAGAAATTAGGTATTAAAAGTAGAAGTTTGGGATTGCTCCTTAAAGATGTACGGCCTGATAGATTACCAAACATTATGTTTGATATTACATTTTCAGATATGGAAGATATTGATGAAGTAATACCCTTGCTTATGAAAGCAGGTTATAATCCTAGAGATATTCATATCACTTGGGTGCTTACCAATTACCATATTGCAGTCAAACAAAATAAAGAACGTGATAGAGTTGTCCCTGACGATATAATGATAAAAACACATACAGGTGCCGCCACATCAATGTTTGAAGTTATTTATGGTAATCTTCCAAGAGGTGTAGATGGGCAAGTGAATATCATTTTGAACAATAAAAATAATACAA